ACTTCTCCGTTACCCTCAGCAAATGTATTGCGGAACAATATGTAACCGTCCTCTTCTCTGGTGGTAGCTTCTATTTCTATGCCTGTTGCAGTTCCTGCAAAACCAAGAGATGTAACAGTAGTAATGATAAGTGCACCTTTATTTTTAGTCTGGGAACTCCTTTCAACTTCCCCTAACCCAAGCGCAAACACGTACTGATTTGTTGGGATACCCTCTACGTCACTTTCCCGAATTGAAATCTGCACTCCACCAATAGTACTTGTAGGAGTTTCGTTGAATGCTTCAACTGTTTCAACCCTGAGCTTACCATTGTTTCTTGTTTCAACATTCCTAGATAGGACTGACGGCTTCAGGAAGGTGAATTGATTAGTCTGGAACCCTTCAAAGTCACTCTCATTCTTGCTTGCAAGTAAGTAACCATCTGGTGTTGTCGGGTCTGCACCTATTGACTGGATTACTTTAGATTTTTGCGAACCTACATTATCCAGTGTCTCTGACAGTATTCCATGCTCCAAGTAAACTTCTTCTACTGTCCTTGAGCTCTCGGTGTCCGATATCTTGAATTTACCGAGGTAGCAAGTAACTGCAGTTTCATCATTAATCTTATGGTTTATATTAGAACTTCCTACAACTCCAGTGTAGTCGGTTCCAGCTTTAGCTATGATCGTCCGAGTAACACGACGCAGACCATTCATCTCATAGTCAGTGTCGTCGTCCTTTATTGCAACGAAGGTATCCCCTAGGGTCTCGTATACGAACGTTAAGCTGTATCCACCGCTGGCATCCCCCTTGGAGACGGCTTCGGTAAGACGCATGTCTGGGTATGCTTCGCCAGTTCTTGGCTCGCAGCCATTCTCCGTGAACTCAGTGCTCTGCAATGAACCGTAATCCGCAAAGATTCGTCCCTTGTTTGCACTGTACCAATCCTCCTTAGGACTAGTACTTTCTAGACTAAATGTTATTCTATATCGATCCGACTGCAGCTTTTCAACTGCAGGGGAACCAACTAACCTTAGCCTATGAGTTCTATGAGAAATTGACATTAATTATCTTGATCTAGTGCGGCCAGGTAGTCTGCGAGTGCTTCTGCGTAAGGAGCGATTAGACTTCACGTATCCAGTAGGCTTCTTTGCTGTAGTTTTCTTAGCGGACGCAGGGGTCTTAGGCTTTCTTGGGGTTACAGTTGTCTTGCTTTTTTTATCAGCTGCACGAATTTGAGCGCGAGCAGTATTAGGCTTAGCTGTTGCTGACTTATACGCGAATCGATTTACCGTAGGTTTATTGGCTGCTGCCGATGTCGTACTCTGAGGCTTGCTTGCAGGAGCTGCTGCTGCTTTGCTCTTGCGGGACGCTGCGGTTACTCCTGCTGCTGCAGCTGCTCCCGCTGCGACTCCACGACCCCTACGAACCATCTTATCCACGGAGGTAGTCTTCATCTTGTTTTTTCCTGTGCCTCTGTAGACGGTTCTAGTACCTCCACCTCTAGTTGCTTCGGTGACCCTTCTTGTTCTTGGGGAGGCAGCTGAACCTACGCCTTCAGAAATCTTACGTTCACCCGCTTTAAGTTTTCTGTATCCCCTTTTAAGTAGGTCTCCAGCTTTGCCGAGTAATTTTCCTTTTAACTTCTTGCTCATAATATGTTTATTTTATTTGATTGTGGGATATTTCCCTCTGTGTTAATTATACCAAAGAAATCTTGTAGTAGTTCTTCGGTTGTCTTGTTTTTAAGTTTCTGTTGCCCTTTGGGTATCTCAAATTCACCCATGCTTGATTCCCGATTAACCCTATTTTTAGGGTTTCGGGTTTTAGGTGCAGATACGGGCTTTGATTCGCCTTTGGCTGCTCTTAATATTGAAGCATCGATCACTGAACTGGCTTACGGGAGAACGCATCTTTTGCCCTTTTAGCCGAGTTCATGTCAACTTGCTGAGCAATAGGAGCTGGGATATTCTTGTCTGAGAGCTTTTTAAGTCCCTTCATCAAGTTACCTTTAAGTTTACTAGGATCTTCCAGCTGGGGTATTGGTCTATTGTTAATAGAGTTCCTTGGGGTCGAAGAAAGGAATTCCTTCCTCTTGTATGACTCAGCAGATCTATCCATGCTTGAAAGCTTGTCAGAGGGGCTTTTCTTTTCCCGTACCTTGCGCAGCCTCTTGTAGGCGGACTTAACCGCACCTCCAGCTGAAGAAAGCATCTTGTTTTTCAGCTTAGACATTACTTCAGGTTTTGTCTAGCGAATGCTCTTTTTGCGGAGTCATTCATTCTGGAAAGTCCAGGAGCTAGTGGCTCAATGTTTGGGCGCGTTCCTGGTTTTACCTTAGGTAGTTTTTTAGCTGGAGAGGATACTCCACCAGGATAGACCCTAGGTTTAGTTGACCCTGGTTTGACTGCTTTGTATGCGCTCTTGGCCTTGGATGCCAGCATATCTAGTGCTTTTTTCTTAATCTTCATAATATTATTAGCTATTTATTATTCACCTAATTCGCGCCTTGCGAAAGCCTTTTTGGCTGAATCGTTCAGCCTGTGCAGTGCTGCACTTCCCGATTTAGATCTGAATCTCTGAACTGGTTTTCCAGTATCTTTTTCCATTTGCCGATAACCCTTCTCTCGGATCATTTCGTGATACGCCTGAGGGGATTGTTTCTGCAATTTAACTCTAGCTTTTTTCTTTTTAAGTTCCTTAGACATTTTAGCCTCTAGGGCCTTGGCCTTGGCTAATGTTGATTTTGGATCTGGTTTACTCATAGTGATATTGATTGTTTATTATACCTTAACATTTCCATCTCCGCAAGGACAGCGCCTTTCGGGTGGGGTTTCCTTTAGAATCTTTCATTGGTCCCTTTACTCCAGACATTCTAGCGCAGAATGATTTCTTTCTGGCTTTCTTTTTACCAGTTGGGTTGGACTCAGTAACTGGTGCTTTTAAATTAGCTCCAGTCTTTCTTTTAAAGTATGACCTTCCTGCGGCAGTAAGACCACCCTTAGTGCTCTTGTGGACCTTCCTCATTATTTAACCTGTGATGAACCGAAATAAAATCCAACAATTGCCAGTGCTGTTTGGCGGATCTCTGGTAGGATAACAAAACCCTGTACAGTGGACCACTCTAGGCGCTTGAATAGCCCTAGAAAGCCTTTGGATTCCGTCTGAATACTAACACCTATGTCCGTGAATGCGAAGACAAATGGGGCTATTACAATGGCAAAGATAACTGCCGCCGTAATTGCACGACGCATATAGACACCACCCCGAGCTGCTGCCTTATCCGCTGATTCATCCGCTATTGTCTGACGAGCGATCATACGCTCAAAAAGACGAGCCTGATTATCAGCCTGTGCCGCGATCATTTTCATGACGAAGCCACTTACTCCCCCGCCTAGCATTGCTAATAGTTCTGGTGTCATAATATTATTTCTTAAAGATGTGCCACCAAGCGATGGCTAAGGATGCTACTCCTCCGCAAAGTAATGCGAATATACTAGCTAGTTCATTTGCACTTGAAATAGATGCAGTCATCTGAGCAACACCCAGTGTTCCCCATATTTTAAAATGTTCAAACAATTGATTGTTCATTAAAAGCGAATCTGGCAGTGTTCCAGAGTTTCAGGTTCACGGCAATTGATAATGCCATTGCCACTAGGAAGGAAGACTGTTGCAGAAATGAGGTTGTTACACTCCATTTTATTCTCGTCAAAAATAACTTGTGCTGCTGCTGTGTCTTCTGCTTCTGGAGTAGAGTATCTAGAAGCCTTCCAAGCAGTAACTGCCGTAGCTTTTTCTTGCTCGTCGGCATTTTCGTCGTCAATAAGATCCTTTAGCTCTTGGGGCATTGGACTTGGCTGCGATAGCATCCAGACTGAGTCTTTTAAATGTAAGATTTTATTTTTCATATTATCCTAGGTTTACTTCGTTATAATCTTTATCCAAGCAAAGGCGAACTTTGCCAGTTCCAGTTACTGAAAATGGATCACCACTAGAAACTCCTGTTCTGCAACGCAGAATCACGCCTTCATTGCTAGCATTATCTCCATTTGCAAAACTGTTAAAACCTCCAACGCAGTTTTCAATCACTGCACCATCTAAAATTTTTGTAAATCCAGTGACTGCTCTAAAAAATCCATTGTTTCCAGAAGTGCAACCAATTGCCTTCCCAGAAAAGTGAGTTTCAGCACCTCCGAAATTTACAAATCCAAAAGAATTAGCACCAGCAGTGCAGTTGTAAAAATTCGCATCCACTGTTTTAATGCCACCCTCAGTTGTTTCATTTGCTCCGAAAAATGATTTATCGCCACCCGTGCAATTTCTGTATGTTCCGCTAACACCAAACCCATCAACATCAAAATATATTTGATTGGATGAAGCCGCAAAAGCTTTCTTTACTCCAACACAATTTTCAGTCACTGAATCTTCATATTGTTGACCAAAAGAAAACTCACCTGCCGCTGTGCAGTTTTTAATTGTTCCATAATTTTCAGAACCGTAAGCACCGCCGAATGCATAAGAAGCAGTGCTTGTGCTGTGGCAGTTATCGATAGTGCCTTCATTAAGCATATAATACGTTAAAAATGAACTTGCGGAGCAATTTTTAATTATAGCAGGATTTAAGAAATTATAAAAACTCGAAGTTGAGTTTACGTTATCAACAGTCCCGTAATTATCAATAATGGTAATACTTCCAGTAGCATAGACATCTTTAATAATACCAGAGATTAAGTTTTCAGTTATTTCAAAACCACTAGTTGTTTTTATTCCTTCAATTGTTCCATAATTCTCGAACACATCAAGAAGGCCACTAGAGTTTACGCCCTTAATGTCAGCATAATTACTGGTAATTGATATGCTTGATTTAACATTTGTAATCAACCCATAATTCTGATCAAGGGTAATGCCGCTAATCTCAATGTGATCACGGTTACCAACACCAATGATTGAAACATTGTTATTACCTGTTCCAGTAATCCCAGAATAACTTCCAGACATGACAATCAAATCAGCATATCCATACAATCCACCACTTGCCAATGCAACTGCTTCATCATACTTCTCTTGAATATCGTCACCATCGTTGCAGATGATTACGGAATCAGAGTTGTGTGGAACTTGTTGCAGCAACTCTTGCTTCAACTCATAAACAGATGCTTCATTGTTTATAAAAACACCAAGTGTTCCATTGTTTTCCCCCAAGCGAAGAGCATGACCAATTTCAACTTCAATTTCTGGTTTCACTGGCGTTAATGCACCAGCAGTTGTTGCACTGAGATAAACCAAACCGCCTTCTGTAAATCCATTCAACTGCCGCAGGTCTAAGCCGCGAACCTTACCCACTAAAGTGATAAAGCCTGCGCCATTGTTTCCTAAAATTGTTTGAGTGGCAACGCCTACTGTTTGGTGAGCTTCTTCAGCAGTTGATGCAATTGCCAATTCAATGTTTGGAGTGTTACCCTGTGCGCCAACAATCTTAACAACTTGCCCATTGAGAATGTCAGCACCAGTTTTGTTTCGGCAATACATCACAGTTTCTTGACCAACTTGAATGGTTGTGTCCGCTCCAGTAACAAGGTTCAGTGTCTTTTCTTGACCGTTCCAACTTACTTCTCCACCATCAATCGCACCCGCATTAAAGTTCGCAGTCGTGATATCAGCAGAGGGAATTGTAGTTGTCCCAGTAAATGTAGCATCATCAATGGGAGCTAGCAATGCTTCAGCAGCAAGCGCACGATCTGTTTCAGTAGTAATAGCCGTTGCATTCGTAGCAATGCCTGTTGCATTCGTAGTAATGCTGCTCGCATTAGTTGCAACACCACTCGCATTGGCATCCAATGCATTTTGCAAGTCAGTCTGATTGCTTAGCGTCCCAGTAACTTGACCCCAGACGGCGGCTACGTCCTCAAGTCCAAGGAATGCAGCAGCCTCCTCCTTGGTTTGCTTCAGGAGCAGTGTATCTATATCGGATGATACTACTTTATTTGGCATAATTGGGCAGTGCTTAAACTCTAGGTCTTAGACCATTTGATAAACTGAGATCCATGATAGCTAATTAGTATCTGTGGCAGATTGCTAGGCCAGTTGTTACGGCTACGGAACTGAATTCACCGTACAGGACGGTTCCAGCTGGGATCGCTACACCAGTGAGTGCCTGCAGTGATTGGTCTACGTTATCCGCAGTAAGTGTAGCAAAGGTAGTTTCGATTACTACCTGAATTGCTCCAATTCTACCAGTCTTTGAGTCTAAAGCTCCAAGAACTGTTGATCCACCGCTGGAGAATTCTAATGTGTTGTTTCTTGATGATGCCATTGTTATATTATATCAGATTAGTTTTATCGTTTTTGTCTCGAAAGGTGCGTACTGAACCTACGAATTAAATTAGAGTTGTTCAAATTGTTCACGCGCTCCATTTCATTGCTGATGTAGTTCTGGGCTAGATCCTGCTCAAGTTGAGCTTGCTCGGTTCTGCCTTGCATTCTCAGCAAATCAGAATAAACGGTGCCAGCGATGAAGTAGAACCATTCCCTAGGAATATCATCTGACAAAGCAGTGAACTCCTTGAAGTCCTTTTTGTAGGTTACATATGCGACCTTAGTCCCAGATGGTTGCGTGTTCATCAAGTGAGCGCCCTCCTGAGTGACGTAAAAGTCAAACTCAGCACTGGACAGGTTCACGAATGAAGGTCTTTGGTGAATTCTAAGGAACTCGGAGATGTCGTACAGGTCAAACACAAGTGGATTTGGAAGTAGCCCATCAATTTGATCCCAAATTCCATCGTACGGCATTTCCCCGTTCAGGTTAGAGTAAAGTACTGTAGCTTCTGTGTCGTCAAATGAAGTTCCGTCAATGAACTCCCAAAAGCCAGATGCGTTTTTTCTTATGGCGTATATGTTACTGCCAGGAGCCAAGTATCTTCCACCGCCTGGTCTAATGAAGAAACTGATAGCGTCACTCCTAAGATAGTAACTTGGTGAGTACTCGACCAAGGAGTAAGCTGGAGAACCATTGTAGGTCCCGATAACTTCGTACAGTCCATTGACTCCCTCTGTTCCAGCTCCAGATACTTGCAGTCCGTCTTGCGTTCTGGATATTACCTGTCGAGCGTTTACACTCCTAGGTTGCCCAGACACTAAGTATCTAGGCCAGTTCTGACTTCCTTGATAAGCCTCGTACGAACGAGCATTAACAAGCGGCAGGACCATTGCCTCTTCACTTTCACTAAGACCACTTACCCCAAATTTTGCTTTAATCTGAGAAAGTAATTCGGCGTATGTTCTTGTATCAAGTGACATTATTTTAAATCTTGTTGGTGACATGCTGGGGAATTTCTTATTGTAGTACTTAAGGAACTCCTTTGAGTGAACTTGGTCGTGCCCGTATTTTGCGGTCAGTCTAAAAAAATCTCTAGCTGGAATGGTTGCTACGCACTTACCCAATACTGGGTGAGTCTTACCTCTTAGCGCTTCTGCCTCTTTGGCAGCAATGCTAGTGCGTCGCTTTTCATCGGCTTGTTCAAGATTGAATCCATTTTTGATTTCTCGCATGAATTCACGATCAACCTCTCCATCGGAATAGGTTGGTACTTTGGTAATTATTTCCATAAAAAAGGGAAGGGGTGCCTGAACACCCCAGTGATGATATATTACAATTTAAACTTCGGGAGCAACCTCGAAACCAGTTGCATCTAGTTTGAACTGAATATTGTAGGTTCTAGTGAATCCACCAGTTTGAGTATCCTCCGATGTGCTTCGATTGATTGTCATTTTGGACGCTCTGTCCCCTTGAGGTACAGCGGCATAATTAGAATAAAGACCTTCAATTGTTCCGTACATTAATTTGCGAAAGTCGCCAGTAGCAGCATCTGCTTCTGCGCTTGATACCTCTGGTAGTAAACCGCCAGTACCAATTGTCATTGTGATTTCGGTTCCAGTTGCGGTGTATCCGCTAGTTAGAACTTCACCTGGTGTATCATAATCTGAGTAAGCCATATTTTATATTATTGTTAATTTGAAAAAAAGGCAGGGGGGCTTTCGCCCCCCAGCCAGAATTAAGACTAAGCAGATACGGCAGTGATCTTACCGTGCGCTTGTGGCTGATAGACCATTGATGTCAATGCGCAGTCCACGTAACCTCTTTCGCCACCACCAAGGTTAGGTAGGCGAGTCGATCCCATTGGGATAAGCTCAGCGATACCGAAGTACTCAGGGTTGATCAAGAAGCCTGTGTCCTTGTTTGTTGTGTCAGGAGCGCAGTCAGGGTTCATGTTTACGATGGACACGATGCCATGGTCACTTTGGTAGAGCTCTACGGAGAGTTTGATCTCAGCGCTGCCACCTTGGTAGTTAACATTTCTGATGGCGCTGCTTGAAGCTACGTCAGGAGCATAGCGAGCGAAGTCAGTGATCTTACGTCTAAGAGCTGTGTCAGCAACAAGAGTCAAGCTCTCAGTGCTACCAGTTTTTCTGTAGATGCTTGTGATCAAGTCGTTCAGTACGCTCTCGGTGAATTCACCTGTTGCATGAATACTTTCAGCTGGTGTAAGGTAATCATCAGGAACTGGGTTCGTCGATTGCGCAGTGTCGCTGATCCAAGAGCCAAGTCCGCGAAGACCATAGTTAGTGGTGCCATTTTCAACCGAAAGATCCTTGTCGGAAATAAGGGTAGCTTCTACGTCGCGCTTTAGTTCGCGGATCGCTTTAGCTTCAGCTTGTGCAACCTTAGCAGGTCCAACCGAATCAACTGCTTCCTGAAGATCAGAAACCATGTAGTCGCGGCGGAACTTTTGAACGTAGTTACCAATTCTAGCTCTTTTTGTGAACTTATTGGTGAATGCAGTTACGTCATCACCTTCTCCAATGCCGTCTGTGTTGACTGCATCAATAGAATCGATTGTCCACTCAACGTAAGTCGAGTTAGCCTTCTTCTTAGGGGAAGAAGAGAGGACAGGTGTTTCCTCTGGAGCGAGAATAGTTAGAACGTCGAGGAGATCCTCTCTGTTGGATACGGATGAACCCTGTCCAGCTGTTACGTGTGGAGTTGGGCTGTATGTGTTTGTGAAGTTAGCGTTATTGTCTGCCATGATATTTATTTATTGAATTTATTATTGTGTTAATTGAAGGGTTCTCATTCTGATGAAGTCATCTTTTTTACCGCTTCCTTTAAACGTATTAGCAGCATTTTGAAGATTCTTAATGCCTTTTGATATTTTTTTATCTGACCTTGCTGATCCAGGAGTCCCAGATGGTGGAGTAAGTCTAGTTGACTTTGACTTACCCTTAACCGCAACTGGTTGTCTGCCGTACATGCTGTTAGCAGCATGAGCAAGAAGGTAAGGTAATTGAGCAGCAACTTCAGCGTCGAACTTATCTAGGTTCTGCAGCCTTGGGTCTTCAAGCATTAGCTTGTACTTCTCGCTTACTTCATTTTCATCCTGCATCCAACTTAGCTCCTTCTCTGCCTGTTGCATTAACTGCGCTTTGGCGGCTACTGCATTTTCACGCTTTTGAAGGCTCTTCAATTGAGCTGGGATGAATTTCTTCTGTGCCTTTCTGGCATTTTGAAGATGCTTCCTTACTTCAGATTTGGTCAATTCATTGCCCTCAACTTCAGTAACTACGTCATCTGCACTATATCCGTCACTATCAAAAATAAGTTCCTCCGCCCATTCAATGACTTGCTCAACTTCTGTCGCCGTTTTTTGTAGCGATTCAATTGAATCAATGCCCCTGTAAGGGTTATCGGATTCTTTTACCTCTGGTTGTAACTGACTGCCCATTTCAGACTTTAGCTTTGCTAATTCAGCTTCTGCTGATTTTCGCTTAGCCGTCAGTTCACCGAATCTAGCAACCGCTCTGCTTCCGAGTTTATCGGAAAGCTCACGAAGCTCTTCATCGGTCATATCATCTAATTCGATTTGAGAAAGAACGTGTTCCTTGTCCCCTGAATCATCTTCGGCTCCTTCTTCATCCGTGAACTCGTCTTCGGCGGCTTCTTCGTCGCTTACTGCAGTTTCCTGCTCTTGCTCTTCGGTTGAATCCTGAACTTCTGTTTGATCTTCGACTTCTTCAACTTCTGGGGCTTCTGCAGTAGCTTGGGCTAACCTTCTGTTGATAAAATCTGACGGTGACATGTTTGACGCTTGCTCTGTTTCGGCAGCAGCGGATGCCGTTTCATTGACTTCACTCATAATATACGCTTTTTACGCCAGCGATGGCGATGTTTCCATTATAGCATACTGTTTTTCTTATCGAGCGGGGAATCTTTTTTTGAGAGATTCCCAGCCGCAAAGAGAAGTTATTTCATCGTACGCCAAGATTCTTCCAGAAATTTGACTTAATTTTTCTATGTCGGCTGAATGCATTTCAGAAATGCACTCTTCTCTTATTCTTGCTATCTCTTCAACCAATTCAGCAAAAGCTTCATGATTGTGCAGCATGTTTAAATTGTCCTGTAGCGTCATATTACTGCTCAATGGATTGAGTCTGTACTTCTCCCATAGAAGCTGCTCTAGTTCCTAGCTTGCCGTATTCGGAGCCATTGACCTGTTGCTGCTGCTGGAATGTGTACTGCTGCATGTACTTCTGCATTCTTTGGCCAAAGGCCTGGTCAGTTTGCATTCTTTGGGCAATGTCAGGCTGCTGTACGTAGTTCTGAATAATAGGCATTGCTGCGGATCCGCCGTTTGGACGGGCTGGCATTTCAATACCAGCTGAAATCTTACTGAGGTCATCAATGATGTCCTTTTGGACATCCTTTGAGGATGTATCAGTGTCCTGAAGGATAACGTCAGCAAGGATCGGATCAATGCTACTTGCGTAAGCAACGAGCAAGTTATCAACATTGATTCTACCATTCCTATCCAATTGTACCAATTCAACTAGCTGCTTGAGCTTGGCCTCTTGGGTCTCTGGATCATTATTGATGCTATCGTATGAAATAGTAATATCGAAGTTCTCGCTGGGGTCACCCTTACTGAACTCTTGAGGGTCTGGTACACCAGTAACCCTAAAGAACACGTAGTCAGGGCCGAAGCGCTGGAAGCAGGTGAAGCACATACGCATTACCTCTGCTGCATGCCCTAGGTACTTATCAACTAAGAATTGCTTACGTACGCCTGAGATCTCGCTATCTTCATCTAGTCCAAGAAGTCTATCTGCTTGGGCAAGTTGAGTCTTCTCCATCTCGATGCTTCCCTCTAGTGAAACTGCATCTGGAGTGTCCGCGAACTCGTAGTCGTCCTTGCGTCTACGGGGAATGTTTCTACCAGGGCCCCAGTCCAGCGGAGGCTGGTTGACGGGGTGCATAATAGGGGGAAGGGTGCATAGACTGTTTCTGTCGATTCTGGAGTCTCTCTCCACCTTTACTTGGTTCTGAATGCCGCGAAGCAAATCTGGAATAGTAGTAGTATCGTACAGGCGCTTACTTTCCTCTGAAAGTCTAGTGACTACAATCGGGTAATCATCGTACCCGTTCATCAATTCAAACTTAGCGTAGTCCCTTTCGGTTAAGGAAGTGTACTCCCTGTGGAAGATAGTTCTGTAGATACCTTCAGCTCCATCTTCATCGTCAACTAGTCTTTGGTAGCAGTGCACAATCTCAACTAGATCGTTGCTTTCGTAACTGCTATCCCTGAACATGCTTCCCCTTCTGGACTCTTGCTCATTGTCGAAGTTATCGGTATTTACACCGCTGTAATCCTCGATCACTTTACTTACGAAGTCTTCATCCCAGTCGTCAGTTATTACCTTGTTTTGCAGCTCTTGTGGGGTGTAGTAAGTTCTCCAGAAGCAATACGGACTTCTCTGAGGATCAGTCACGTACGAGGGGAAAAAGAAATCTCCATCTGGAGAAAGTGTTTTTAATTCAGGGGCATCGACGCTTCTTTTTACTGCTGGAATCTCTGCTGTGCCAAACTTGCGCAGTTCATTGATCGCCTTCTTTGCCCTCTTGTCAGTGACGCCATCGTAAGCTGCTTGAAGCATTACCATGATTTCTTCATCTTTACCTTCATCCAGCATTACCCCGATCTCTGGTACGGACTCAACGATTTGCTCAAGGTTCAGCTTTTGAATGATTCTGCGGTCCTCGATCATCCAACCTACGTACGTGATCATAATTCCACGCTCCAGTAGGTAGTTAGCCCCTAGTTCCATTTCACGGAAGAATCTAGGAATGTAGCCACTACTGATCATCCACTTCATGAAACTAGATACAATCTTAGCCCGCTCGGCGTCTGTCCCTTCGGTTGGGAATGCTCTTACGTTGGCCTTCTTCAGACTGGAGACCAGTAGCGCTACAAGTCTAGTTATTCTTTCCTCAATGACATGAGCCTCCATGTCACTAGCTCCCTCCCAGGGAAATGCGTCGGAGCCATGCTTCCTTAAATCTCTGCTTTTACCAGGCCAAATGTTTCTTCTATCTTCATAGGCATTTCTGCACTGATCAAAATATGATTCAAGGTCCAGCACGGTCTGATCATATGCATTTCTCAATACATTGATGTCAGGGGTCTTGCTATAATATGTTAGGGATTCAGATGCTTCTGTATGCATGCTTTTTTGGCTCTCTTTATAACTTTAAATACGTAGTTCTTGGGCATACCTATCATATCACACAATTTCTGTGACGGGATTTCATCATAATCTAAAGTCATGCATCTCCTGAAGTATTCCCAATTTATCAACCTTTCAGCATTAGCGTGAACCCATTCGCGGTTCAGCGTAATGTCATCCTCTGGTTGAATCTCTGTATCTGTTTCTAGCATCTCAGAATATATTTTGTTTTACTTGCCTAAAGGTACTTCCACTTGCGTCCTTTATTTCTTCTATCGTAATGGACTTCTTCAGCATCCTGCTTTGAAATTTTCTTGGTACAACACAAGGAATTACTCTACCAAGTTCCTCTACGTTTGCGTACACGTACGACGGGTTCGGTGCTAACCTAACTACAGTACCCTTGTATTGCTTAGGGTGCAACTCAGGGACATCAATTGCTGCAGCAAGCAGCTCTTGACCTTCTTCGCTTACCCAAGTCGCTTTACCTTTACCAGTGAGCATTTCTGCTGGCAATGAGTTCTTCGCTACGTTGAGGGCCTCTTCGAATTCAACCCCGTTTTCTTCTGCTATTTTAACTAGTTTTACTTTTGGCATTAGTATCCTCCTTTATTTCCTCGGTCAAAGAACCTTGGGTTATAGTGATCTGGGCCATCCCCAGAGTTAATCATACGCAGATAGCGTATGCAATCAAAAAAGTCCTTCAGGGCTTCATCCGACTTCCCCTCCGAGTTGTAATTAATAAGACTATCAATCAGGTTCCCGCATCTAGCATGTATGTAGCATCTAGGCTTATTAGCTGCATCTATGGGGAGGTTCGGGTTGTACGCGAACCACTCGTCCAAGGCGTTGATGCCTGTGTCCTCGTTTACCCCGCTGCTGGGTATAAAATCCATACCGTTGTCAGAGAATACTGTGAAAAGGTCCTCGTTGTTCTCATTCTCCCTTGCAAAATAACGACTGTCCCCAACCCTCTCGCAGACATGTATATTCATTTCCTGCTCAATGTCCTCAAACAAATCCACGTACGATGCAACATCCAGCCCGATCTTCTTTGAAGCAGGGCCATATTTCCACTTAGGATCACCAAATATCGCCCATTCTCCGTACGTATCCCTGTCTGGCCATTCTCGCATAATATAAACGTCCCCTTCGTCGTTTACAGCAGCCCATATGCAAGAGAAGTTCCTTGCACCAGCTGGGTCCAAGACATGATAGCAACTGAAGTCCTTCTTGCTTGATACGTCTGGGAAGGCCATACCATTGGAATTCTCCTCGTCCGTCAGGACGTTCACCGATGTACTGAACATTGGCAGTAGGGAAGTCATACTCTTGACTGGTATACCGTAGGCACGAACCAGAATCTCCTCTTCTGGCCTATTAGCTAGATCCTTAGATATTCTAGCGTAACCACCCCAAGGGTTCTCGTCGGAGTGCAGGTAGACAATCTTCGCGTCTCTAGTACTGCAGCTCTGCACCACAGGCAGCTCCCTGTCCAGCAACTCGGCGTACCGAGTCTCCTCTATCTCTGCGCCAGCCAAGTACTCCGCTACGAACGGAGTGAATCCATCAATAGGGGTAAAACCAATGATCATCTTGGAGTCCCTAGTAGCAAGTCGGAAACGAAGGGTATTGACCAATGCAGCGTCACCTAGATATTCGTCAAGCCAACTGCCGATATTCAACCCCTTGGGGTCCTTGAACCCGAACTCCATACCCTCCAGAATGGTCTGATTGTTAGTGAACTGTGTATAAGTCTTGAAATCAACTCTGGTTCTGGTGTCTGGGAAGATGAAACTCTTGGCCGTGAAGCCATTCTGCATACTGTAATTGATATAACCCTCAATGCCCTTAGTCTTCTTCTTGAACTCCTTAGGCATCATTTCCCAGATTGCAGCTTGCTGCACCTTAATACTGGTATCTTCATTCTGGCTGAAACAAACAATATGCCCATCCATGCTCTCCTGTACCGCCCGCATTACCGCCTTAGCGCAACCCGTCGTCTTACCGCTACGATTACCACCTAGAATCAGGGCCTCGTCAGAGACCTGCAGTGCATCCTCAATCCTACTCCAACCAGGAAGGTTGAATCCATAGCGCAGCGGGTCCTCCAGACTAGCATGAATCCTGGATTCGTGCTTACCGTGCAGCTCCTTAAGCAGGTCTGGTTCCGTGTCCCATAGGCGGACAATCTCGTCGTCCGTCAAGGACGGAAGCATTGGGTGCTTGGTAAATATAAGTGACATCAAAGTTCTTCCAATTCAACTACCGCTGGAGTCTCCTGCAACCTAGCCCGAATCGCAGCAATCTCCTTCTCGTAGTCATCGTCAGAGAATACCTTCTTCTCTGCAGTAATACTAGTTACTTCACCCCTAGCCGTAAGGGCTTCACGCCCTGCATTCGCCTTAGCCACCGAAAGCTCCTTTAAGTCCCTGAAGGACACCTGCATGTCCGTGTCGTTCTCCATCCTGTCGCGCACTGCATCAATCAAATCCTCCTCAAGACTGGACATCTGAATATAGTTCCTAGCTGCAAGCTTCCCGCCCAGTTCCTTGAACTGCTTCATGTGGTCAGCGAACTCCACCAAAATATGCACTACCGTATTTCTGGAAATCCCGTACTTGCGTACCAGCCTAGTCTGACTAGTCCCTGTACTAAACAAATACAGCACCTTAGCCACCTTCTCAGGGTTGTGCCTAGCCAAGGACTTCATCTTCTGCAGCTCCATTGTACTAGCGTACTCCTTGATAGCTTCTCTAATACCATGCATAAGGGTATCTTTCACCTCCGATAGAGGATCAACTTCTTTTAAGTTATTTTCATTTTCTTCTTGCATAAATAATATATGCTATAATAGTGCTGCATTAACGGGCCTGTCAAGACCCAAAACATAGTCCATAGGGTAAGCTCTTAAAACGGGTGCAAACGATCCTACAGGTAGCTCTGAGACGACATTAAAAGCAAGCAGTTCAGCCAGAACAAGTACTAGTAGGAATACTGGTACCCTGCCTGAACTATGGGTTGCCTCCCCTGACACGCATGAAGGGAGTCATAAAACAACGCTGCAGTACTACGGATGAACGTTCGATAATACCCAGTCCGACATTTTTAATGTCTAATACTGCATTTTGCCTACAGCGAAGCTGTGCCTACACATAAAGAACGCAAATAAAGTGATATAATAAGCCATGACCAATAGAGAACGAATTGCCAAGATGAAGGACAAGGCCTACCAGGCCCAACCCGCACAGAAAAAGCGCAGAGCGCAAAGAAACAAAGCCCGTAGGGCAGCCATCCGTACGCACGGCAGAGCCGCCCTGAAGGGCAAAGATATAGACCACAAAGACGGAAACCCTATGAACGGGTGCAAGTCCAACCTGAGAGTCATGTCCGTTAAGCAGAACAGAGGTAGGAACAATAGAAGCAAGTAGCCCTATATCGTGAAAAACAGATCCAGTACGTCGGATTTCACGGTAATGCCCCTATGAGAGAGGTTTTTTTTTAGAAGGGTCTAATGTATTATAGGATTTCGTCGAACAAAAATTGTTTGACCCCTCCACCCCTTTGCTATGAT